CCAGAGACGCTCTAGCCGTAGCACCGGATTCTGCAACCCAGGTAGTGCCGTTGCCAACAATGATATTTCCATCTGTGACTGCGAGAGCACTGATATCGTCCAATTGCTGGTCCCAGGCTTGTACCTGAGATCCGATGGAAACTCCGAGACTTGCTCTGGCTGTTGAACCGGATTCGGCTACCCATCCGGTTCCACTACCCACAATGAAATTTCCATCTGTGACTGCGAGGGAGCTGATGTCGTCCAATCGTGCGGACTGGGCTTGCACATTCGTTCCGATAACCAGAGAGAGAGTGCTGCGAACTGTGCTCGGTCCCTCGTTTTTCCATTTGGAATCAGAAGAGTCGTAGACCAAAAAACTGTCATCAACAACACTGCTAATCGTCGTGTCTGAGATCGAGGAGACGGTCACATCGGCAGTCTCCAGTTTTGCATCCAGACTGGTCTGAAGATTTGTGATGTCTGAGATTACCAAAGGCCGAGAAACCCAATTCCCAGAGGTGGAGTTATAGACAAGAACATCTTTATTTGCGATTGCACTGACATCAGTGTCACTAAGTGCCGCAACGGTCCCCCCAGGTAGGTCCTCAAACTGCCAGTTGGCAGATGTTGAATCGTATCGAACAATCTGATTATCGGTTGGGGTTCCTGTGGTCTGCAGGATTAGGTTGACCTGCCCCTGCAAGCTGGTGCTCAGTTTTGCAGTCGTGATCGTCCCATCGGGGATCGTTGCGGCCCCTGGAGTCTGATTTTCCCATCTTGAATTACTAGTGCTATAGGCGAGGACCTGCCCATCAGCAGGAGATGAGATTGTGACGTTGGTGAGATCTTGGATGTTATCTGGAATTGTGACGGTTGCGGCCTTCCAGTTAGTCCCTGAGAACTGCAGGAGCTGTCCATTAGTGGGTGTGAGATCCAGCACGTTGGACAGTGACTCAAGTGTCCGTGATGTGCTGGCAGTCTGTAGACTGACTAAGGCTGCCCCGATTGTTTCCAAATTTTCATTCAGGTATTCACCCCATTTCCCGTCGGATCCACCAATATTTGGTTTTTTGAGGCTGAGGTTACTGGTCAGTGAAAAATCGGTCATATGAAGTATGGCGGATTAGGGTTTTCGCATTCTGTTAGATCTGGAGTGGGGTAGACTGTACGGGTCGCAGCATAAAATCTTAGTATATACAGACCACAGGACTGACCAACGCCAATCGCACTAGAGGCATCCACAACCCCCGAAACTGTGATTGAGGAAGCGCCAATATTATAGGTGGAGACTAGGCTAGGGGAAGGATGACTAAACTTACCCAACCCTCCCTGATACCCAGGTGCTGTAGATACTGTGGCAGTGTTCCGGACGGTGATATTTGTACCGAGAGGGATACCTGCAGCCGTACAGAATGACCGAAAATCTGAGTAGCTATTGATCTGGAATGCCCCAGCATTATTCGCGACTCCATTCGCAAACGTCAGAACTACTGTTCGATTTGACGATGTCCCAGATAAACTAGACTGAGTAAAATTCGCAATAATGTGGGAGTCATTATACCCCCCAGTATCTCCAGCCACATACGTCTGGAGGGTCCCACCAGACTGATAGGTATCGATGTATTTCTTGGCTCGGCAAGTGTCCTTCTGTGCGGCTAGAATATCTGCTTCCGCCTGGGTCACGGTCGCATCAATCCGATCCACCTCTGTTTGTAATGCTGCTGCAAATCCTTGATAGTCAAAGTTCTCTACCTCAGATTGTGTCGTGGGTGGACTGTAGAATGCCAATTCTGATGTGAATGCAGGCCAGGATGTCGTTTTGGTGTATGTCCCAGAATAGGGATCTGGCAGCAGAGTTGTGCCTGTGCTTGGCAGTAAAGCAGATGAGCCGATTGCTCCCGCCAGGGTGTTGTTGATTCTGTCCACAGCGTTCTTCGCGGTTTCGATTTGTGCTAACTGCGCTTTTGCCGTTGTCGCTCGACCCGCCACGGTAAAGAGCTTATTGAGGAGCTCGTCCAGATACGTGTTAATAATGCTGCCGTAGGTATCCGAATCATCATTCACTACGGGTAACTGTAGATCTGTAAAATATGCGCTGTTCTGGGGCATCAGATCAGACTCTCTGCTGTTGTTTTCGCACTGGCTGCATCGCTTTTGGCCTGGTCAGCATTATAGGCAACTGTCCCCGCTGTGCTGGTGTCTCCCACTTCTGTATCGAGCGTATTGATCGCAGACACCACAGCAACCAGGTATTGATTCACGATTTGCACTGCTACAGATACTGCTGTGTTGGCATCAGCTGCAGCGTTGGAAGCGTCAGACACTGCATTATTCGTCAGCTGATACGCTACGCTGGGAGTCGAACTGTCTAGAGGATCCCCGAGTACCTGCTCCTGCGTATAAACCTCATTCTCAATCGACTGGAGAGCCGAGTTCAGCTTGCCACCCCACGAATTTTTGTCCTTCCCAACCTCGGGTAATGTTATTGAGTAATTACTAGTAGTTGGAGGACTGTCTGTTAGCGCCATTAGTTCCTATTGGTTAGGTCTAGCCAGGTCTCTATGGGTTCATCGTCTTGTTTAGTCCAGAGGCCTGAGTCGTCATCTTGTTTTGTCCAATCGGATTCATTTACAGATTGATCTGCGAACTCCGCTTCCTTGACATACGGACCAATTGAATAGCGTTTGGTCCCGTACCTTGTCACTGCCATTACGCTTTGAGCCTACTGGTTAGCGTACTACCAACCGGTCGGAACCCGAGCCGGTGTCTGGATCCCTTTACTCGCCTTCTGTCGTCTGCAGCCTGGATCTCTCCAGTAGCCTGGTTGGCCAATTGGCCCCAGACTGGAAGCCGCTCGTCCTCTCCGAGAAAAGGAGTCGCTGCCACCAAGGAATGATAGAGATAAGCATCGGGAGCCTGGGTGAGTAACCAATTGCTCGTGTTGCTGGCCGATAGGGCTGGAACCTTTGCGTAGTAGTTCATCTCATACGTCTGGCTCTCTGAGGGAGCCGGGAGGATCCGGAGGTTGTCACCGTGGTAGACGTAGTAACGAGCTTGCTTGTCTTCCAGGCTGGCAATGAAGTTCGTATCGTTGACCTCGTCCATCTGGTGTGCAGCAATCTCAATCAGGTCTCGCTCCTTTGGGGAGATGAGCCTCAAAGACTTGAACTCGAGAAAGTCACTCGGGAGCGTGATGTAATTATCTGAGCTCACTAGCTGGCTCCTGGTGTACTGCGAGGAGGTCCTCAGCACCCGGTTGAGCCGGGCTTCGGCCAACTGCACAAAGGTGGGAGCGTATGTCGTCAGATCGCTACGATTGAGCCAGGTCCCAATATTGGTCAGGAGCTCGCTGTAGGTGTTCATACTCTACCTCCCCAGATTCGGAAGCATTTATTACTTGGATCGTTCAGCCACTTCTTGAGTGCCTTCGGATCGTTGAGAGAACCATCTCGAAACATCTGATCCGCTACGGCTGCAGGAATGTGAGCCACCGGTCTCATCGAGCACTTCATATTAACGTTCTCTCGATCGATCTTGGCTTGCTTGATCAAGGGCTCGAGGTCCTCTCGGATGACGTAGTGAATCTTCGACTCGTCAGCCGTCTCGCTGACGACTTCCTTCAGTACATTCCCAGTGTGGTCTAGTATCGTTCTATGTATCATAATGTAAATGCCCGAGGTTTAACCCTCGGGCAGATAGGTTATGTGGTTAAGTCAGTGATCAGACCGTGGGCTTGGCTGTTGTCTACCTGAAGTCCAAACTCAACGATTATCTGGCGAGTAGTCGCATCGCCAATTTTCGAAAGTTCGAAAGTGGAATAGTTGCGAAGCATCGCCAAGCGGTAGTGGCTGGGGTCTAAAATGTAGATGTCTTTATTTGCACATACATCATTCCCAGTTGCACCGGTAGCATCCTTGCCCAAGGTCCGACAAGGGACGACCTTCACATCGCCAAAGTCAGAGGCGTAGATTGAAATCGGACTTCCAACTGTACCTTTTTGCACCATCTCCCGAGTGTTGGTTCTCCCGGTAAAGGCTGAGATATCCACTTTATGACCTGGAGACACAAACATCATCGTAGGATCCCCACCATTATCATAAATGGATTCCATCACACTATTGATCTGGGCTTCGGAGACCGCTCTGGTCGTTCCCGATCGAGTCCAGGTGTCGCTACCGTCACCGGTTGCTGCCGTGGATCCTGCATCTGCATTTGAGTTGAACTTTGCAGTGTCAGAGAACCAGGTGATCAGCGTAGCGGTCTGACGAGCCGTACCAGCAGCACCAACGTTTTTGGCCTTGTTTCTGGTAATCGCAAACTCAACATCTCGCTTGAGCTCCTTGCTCTTCCGGGCCATCTGATGACCCATTTGACTGCTCTTGGTAAAATTGCGAAGGGCCTCTTGGGTCCCTGTCGTCGTAGCGTTCCTGGAAAGGATCATCGCTACGTTGTTTGAGCGGCTGGTTAGAGAGCTCGCTGCACGAGTCGTCTCATCGCCTTCGAGGACCGCTGTATCGTCACGATCGCTTAGAGTCTCCTGCACCCACTCGAATAGCGTATTATGTATCGGTCTGCTTTTGCCTGCTGCAGACACGATGGGCACATCGCTGGGATCTAAATTGTACAAAATTGTACTAACGTCTTCGGGGTGTTCTGATCCACCGGTTGCGGCCTTGGTCGCGTAGGTGGTTACTGCATTACTGATAACTGCCATAATAATAATCCTAATTATTACGATTACCCTTCCAGGGTAAAATTTTTAGCCAAACATCTCATCGAATAGCTGGGCAGCGTCATCCATCGATCCCGACTTGGCAAAACGCTTGTGTGCGTTGCTGGGTCCTCGCCCCTCGGGCTTGTAAGATCGTCCTCGTTTCGCTGCTGGCTTCGATGTCGATGCCTTCGTTTGTTTCTCTACCTGTTTGGACCCGTTGGCGAACTGCCAGGATTTTCTCAGAGCACTGACGATTCGGGCATCATAGGCTTGCCGAATATCCTCGT